TGATTACACCTTCGGCCTGGAACTTTCCGTTAAGCACTTTCCCTGCATTAAGGTAACTTGCTATGGCAAGGCCTGAAGCCATGCCCGTGACACTTGGGTGTGGTATTGATTTTCTCATATTGCTCCTTTTTGGATTATTTTTGCGAACGTATGCCCGACGGGCAGTCCTTCGAACGCCGCCTTTCCTGGTAGATCGCCTTGTGCGTTTTGATGCCTTGAAGGCGCGCCATCCTTTCTTGAAACCCATCTTTGCGTATTTCTTAGGGAGTCCAGGCTTGGGCACATGCTACCCACATATGATTACCTACTTATATTTGTGGGTTGTAACCTTCACAATTAGGACAGGGATATTGATTACCTGGCACATAGTAGATCTGCCATTCATGTTTACATCTTTTACACCTTAGAATAGCTTCCTTTTGATAATTATTCATGTATGCATCCTTTACAACCACGTTTGTGAATTGGATAATCACAACACTGACAATAGTAATTATTCATTGTGTGTCCATGTGGTAGAAGGCTTCTTCTTCATCTTCTCCGATTTCGTAATTCTGGGTACCAACAACACCACATGCCTGGCATCCATCTAAACCCTGCTTAGTCTGTGCAAAAAGATTTTCGTATGAATAAGGCTCATTACAATCTGGACAGTTGTTAAAGCTCCTCCAGAAGGTTTTACCTTCCTTAGTGCGTTGATAGTGCTGTTCGGCACAATCTGGGCAATGTGCCCCTACAATAGTGGTTTGTAACTGAGCATAACATAAAGGACATATTACACCGAAATAATAGTCAGAACAAACTCTTGTGAATAGTTCAGATCTGTTTACACCATTTTCTTTTAGGAACTCCAATAATTTAATTGGAGCATTCACGCCTACCACCTTAGTGATAATCGTGTTTCCTTCACTATCCGTTTTTTCGGGACGGCCAACCCTCTTTTTTTTGTCACTCACATAACCCCATTGGAGATTGGGGTATTAATTAATTGATATATTAATCCAAATTAAGTAAAATACCGCTCCAATCTCCAGATTACCCATCATATTATCCATTATAGAAAGTAATATTAATACTACTCGGTTTTTTTAACCCAAAATAAGACGGCGTACTTACTACTATACTAGTTAATATATCAATTAATATATATAATAAAGTAACTTTTGTGTTTTTCTGAGCGTGGAATAGGGGGTATTCTGTGTTTCTGAGGCTTTTACTTAGCGTTCTTCAGCGAGTCCCATGCGTACTATAGCGTCAGTTGGGCGTTTTTGTTGCGTTTTGACTGCGTCAGTGATCATCGGCAACATTTTAGATGCTAATGCCTGGACATACCAGGGTTGACCTGATAGATCCTGAGTGATATTATGAAAAAGAGAAAGTTCAGAACCCTCCTCGGATCCCTTCAATTCCTTCGCAGCATTTCCCATTGCTCCCATCCAGAATTTTTTAAAACTCTCACGCGCTTGTGGAAGCATAAATTCTTCGAAATCAATTAACATCTGTTCTCGAATCTTTTTAGTGATCACATCCAGGGACATTAGGAGGGTTTCATCAGATTCAGAACTCTTTAACCAGGACTCTATTTTTTGCTGAGTTTTCAACGGAACATAATAAGTGTAAATTAAAAAATATATTACAAACGAAATTAATGCAAAGAGATAAAATGCGGCATCACTCAAAATAATTTGTCCTTGATATAATCAATACCGATCTTAAATCCTTTTTGCTGCATACATGATACGATCCACAACCCACCCAAACTACGGTAACGTAGACCAGTTCCCAGATAACTTTGTGCGTTAGTTCTACAAGCACCCAGGGCAGTTTGGAAGTCATGGGATGCCTCCGTTACTGGATCCAGGATTTCCGTCACTGCCTGTTTGGATTCGTCGATCATATCCTTGATTAAGTTTTTTAAGTTTTCGGGTATATCTTCCAGAACATCTAATAGATCAGCCATCATTTTGAGGGCGTCTGTTGTTTTGTCATACATTGCAGCCAGGACAATACCCCTGGGTAGATTCAGATCAACAGCAGGGACCACCTCGGCAATAGCGATCAGGTTATTCATGGCATTAACTTTTGGATCTAACTTAGATAATCCAAGCCAGGCAATAGCCTGGATAAATGGAGTGAATACTTTGATTAATTCGGGAGTGATAATATCCCAGTTGATCTCAGGAAGTTCTTTTTTCATTTTCCTCCAGAATTAATTTGGAATTCGAGATTTATAGCTAAATAAGAATTTTGTCTATTATATACCATCATAGTCGATACCCTGTAAGCATACATGAGATAGATCCATTATTGGCACTCTCTGATGCCTGGATCTTAACGGTTGAATTTGGGGGTATGATGAATTCAAACATTTTAGGTTGATCCCCAGTATTATCAGCATCCACAACGAATTTTTCAACGAATAATGGATTGCCATCTACATCGATGATATAGCTCAGAACCTCGCCTACTGAAATACTGCTCCAGTCTATGCCCAGGGTGATCCGCGTCAGGTAAAAGTAGGAAGGATTCGTATAGTCCAGGAGAGTGACGGCGGATGAAGTCAGAGTGTAGGAACCGCTCCATCCGTATATGTTTCCTTCTTTTACCCTTGAAATAGATTTAGACGCGGCCAGGGACATAACATTAGATCTCTTTACCTACTAAAGTAACATAATTAGCGACTGCGCTAGTTTCATCAGTTCCCACTTCGACTATAACTTCTGATTTACCAGGTATAATGAAACTTGGAATAACGAAAGGAAATGAGTCGGGATAATCAGCATTACCGGTCATTTCACCTCTAACCAATATAATAGTAGTTCCGTTAAGTGATACCGATAATTCAAGGGCCTTACTTGATGAAACATCATCGAAATTAATAAACCATCCCATATCAACTATTAATCCCTTATTAGGTGAATGAAAGTTAAACGCTTCCACTGTATTATTATTAGGTTGCTTAAGACCCGACCAGCCTCCCCAGGTATTGCCACCCATATAGGATATACTTAACTGCGGACCGAGAAACGTTGCTACTTGCTTTTTAGCCATTCATTGACTATTCAAAGTATAGAGTAACGGATCCAGAACTTGCCGCCATACTACCGCCACCACTAACCTGGATCGCTATCTGTAGATCAATGTTATTTGCGGTGCCAATAGGAAAAGATACAGGGACTGATTGATAGCCTTGTGCGCACGCCGCGTCTGCTGTGTCGCCAGCTACTCCCCAGATGGTGAAGTTCTGTTCTGAAAAATCAGATCCCAGAAGTCTGCATACTACCTGAGCGCCTTTTGCATTAAATACGTCAAAGGCACAATCCACACGTACAATACGCTGGGCACCGCCAGGCACCATTATATTGCCCAGATTACTGGAATTCATGTTATTCGTTAAAGAAAAATACTCTTTATCGGTCGGCGTGCTGTCAAAAGTTCTTGATATTGTTGTTACCATTTTTTAGATTATAGCCGAAAATACAAACGGCTGCCTCCGAGTTTTAGTTGTGGAAACTGCCTTCGTGCGAATGCTCCAGCAGCCGCAACCAGTCCAGCAGTAACTAATGTCTTACGTCCCAGGTCGGTCCCGATCATACTGATCGCATTTCCAGCCAGGGTATTGAATGCCTGGCCTAATTGACCGTCCGTCACATCCTTGATTACACCTTCGGCCTGGAACTTTCCGTTAAGCACTTTCCCTGCATTAAGGTAACTTGCTATGGCAAGGCCTGAAGCCATGCCCGTGACACTTGGGTGTGGTATTGATTTTCTCATATTGCTCCTTTTTGGATTATTTTTGC